TCTGTCATCATGTGCGTCTATGTATTCTTCATCACGTATCCAATGATGATGTATGTCTAGCACCAATGCCACGTGCTTTTCAAGTTCTAATGATGCATCAAGTCCCCAACCCATTTCATCATTCTCGATAGTGATCAAGTTTCTTGCTTCTGGTGTTAGTCTCGGAAGTGCATCAATAATCCCTTGTGGGCCTTGTCTACCTGATATGTGAATGTTAATCTTACAACCATCTTGAAAGGACTTACCGAAACCCATCATGCGAGCCATTGATGCATGATATTCAAATTCTTCTATGCTTCTTTCTACTATGTCTGGAGTTACAGAAGCCAACACAGTAAATTGTCCAGGATGAAAACTAACTTTCACATCTAGTTTTCTTGCAAGGTCACCGGCTTCAGCAAAATGTTTTTCACAGTAAGCAATCACGTCTGGCTTGGACCAATAGTATTTCCACGTTGCCTCAGTAGCCACAGGTAGTATGGGGGAAGATAATCTACACATTCTGCGTTCTGGAGGCAAAGCACCAACCTTGGTGATAAGTTTCTTGATAGATTCTAAGTTATGATGAAACACAAATTGCAGTTTATCTTCTGCTTCATCTTTGTGTTCATTCAACCAACGCACAGTGGTTGATCTAGTGTTGAATGGTCTTTGATATTCTTCTAATTGTTTCTTCTTAAGAGTCTGATCATGATGGAACCATTGACAGCAAAAACCTAAACGTCGTATCATGTATTCATTGTACTACAAAATAGCAAAATGTCAAGTATCTATTTCTTATCTTTTAGGAATTCATCAAGTGGATTTTCTGGTAATCCTAATGCTTGTTTCCTTTTGCGTTCTGCTTCTTGTCGTTGTTCTCTTTCTTCGTCCGCTGTCAGCGGGACTGTAGAGTCATTTGTTTGTAACATTATTTTGGTTGATAATTGTATAATCCGGCTTCTATAAGTTTCTGTCTGTTTGCATCGTGTTCATCTTCAACTTCAATTTTAGATTGACCCTTATATTCTACCGCCATAAAATTATTAATCATTTCCTTGTTTATGTTGATTTCTTTGCCATCTTCCGTAATGTAAATTACGTCAGCAAGAACTCTTCCGAACTTTCCTGTCTCATCCTCATCATCACATCTAAGTATAACACTATTTTTGGCTTTCTTCAATAAATCTTTGAGATATGCTTTTGAGAGTAATCCGCGATACTTTTCTTCTTTGTCTCTTGTGCGAGACTCGGGCGTATCAATACCCATCATTCTACATCTTTGTTTGAGATAGATATCAAAGCCTAGATCAATTGTGCAATCAAATGTGTCACCATCTAACACTCTGGTAACTTTGGCTTTGTAATCTGTCATGCTATTATTTATTGAAAGTGGGGCGTTCTGTTGCCAGGTGCCCCGGACCCCGCTAACCTAATAAATTAGGCCGCAAGTGCTAGATTTTCATCTGCGTTTATTGTTTTGGCCGTTACCTCGTTCCAACTGGGCAAACTCCATATGACTGTCCAAACACGTCGATCCCAGTACACCCCCGGAAGGGGGACTATCTGGTGGAGGTGGTGGGAGTTGAACCCACGTCCGTCGAATGTATTTTCATACTTCATCGTCTACAGTACTATTTAAACAGAGAAAAAAGGAAATGTCAATTATACTGTAACTAGTGATGGTTTACCTGCAGGTGCAATCCCTGTGGTGGCAGTGATATATTGATCTTTGGCTTCTTTGACTGTTGGTACCACTGTGAACACTTTGTCTTTTGAAATTGTCATGTGTGCTTTTTCTTCAGATGTTTGTACCCATGGTGCAAATCCTAAACCTTTTTGCGTCATTACCAAAGCAAGTGGTCTTTCAATCAAATATTCATCTGCAGTCTGTGAAATAAATTTACAAATTATTTCTTCACCTGACTGCATCTTCAAACTTAATATATCATTTTGATTAAATTTTTGTTTTAACATACAAGTAATTATAGTTTAAATCCAGACAGAGTGTCTTTTTTGATATCTTGTTTGATGCCACCTATCACATATGATTCAACTTCTGTTTCTTGTGGTGCAACCTGCAACCCAGAAGATGATAACCAGTGGCTTGTCCAAGGAAGTGGATTTGTATTGGCAGGTCGATTATACAAAGGTTCAAAACCTAATGCTTTAATTCTTTTGTTTGCAATAAATTCTACATAGTCTCCCAACAATCTTTCATTCAATCCTATAATTGATCCATCTTTCATTAAATGTTTTGCCCATGCTTTTTCTTCTGCAACACATTGTTCAAACATATCTACAATATCCCCTTCACATTCTTTTGCAATTTTCTTCATGTCTTTGTCATCATTGTTGTCCCAGTTTTTTATAATGTGAGTGGTAAGTGCTAGATGTTGTGCTTCATCTCTAGCAATCAATGATACAATTTTTGCAGAGCCTTCCATTTTCTTAAGTTCGCCAAATGCAAATGTACAGGCAAATGACACATAAAAACGCAGACCCTCAAGAATGTTTACATTGATCATTGATAGATACAGTTTCTTTTTAACATCATATAGATCGCCCTTACCTTTGATAAAGTAATCATTAGCCGCATCTGTAAAGGCATCATAATTTTTTGTTACTGATCGTGCTCTCTTAAGTATTTCTTCATCGTTCAATATGGTATCAAACACTTCTGCAGGGTCTGGATAAACATTTTTTACGATGTGTGTATAAGAACGTGAATGAATAGTTTCAAAGAAGTCCCAACATATAATGCATGACTCTAGTTCTGGATTAGACACATATGGTAGATATGCTAGTGCAGGTCCTCTACCTTGTACTGAATCTAATAATGTTTGGTATTTTAAGTTGCTTGTGAATATATGTTTTTCTTCGGGTCTAAATGTTTGATAATCTGCTCTATCTTTTTGCAGTGATACTTCTTCAGGACGCCAAAAGAATCCTAACATCTTTTGATTAAGTTTGTCGAATTGTGGGTATTTAAACACGTCAAACCTTTGCGTATTTGGGTCTGCTCCAAAAAACATAGGCTCTTTCTTCCAATTGATTTGGTCTCTATTAAAAACAGTCATTTTTATATCTCGCAGGCATCACAATGTTCATCTTCTTGTTCACCTAAGAAAATAACATTATCTGGTTGTTGTACCGGTAATCCTTGTGGTTGTAGATCTTCGTCTTCTGTTTTGGAATCATAAGTGTTTTGATAGTAACTTGTTTTCCAACCCATTTTGTATGTGGTTAGCAAGTCTTTGATCATAACACTTGCAGGAACTTCATTGTCTTCATACTGTGTTGGATTGTATGACCAGTTACCTGATATCGCTTGGTCGAAGTATTTTTGCATAGCACCAACAATGTTGATATAACCTTCATTGCCAGGCATATCCCAAAGCAAAGTGTAAAAGTTTTTTAGCCTATTGTATTCTGGAACAATTTGTTTAAGTGGTCCTTTTTTACTTTTCTTAATTGACAAATAACCACGTGGAGGTTCAATACCGTTTGTGGCGTTGCCAACTACACTAGATGATTCACTTGGCATCTGTGCTGATAGTGTACTGTGTCTAAGTCCTGTTTTCATAATGTCTTTTCTTAATTTTTCCCAATTACAAGTATATTTGGAACCTACAATTTCGTCAATGTCTTTTTTGTATGTGTCAATTGGCAAAATACCATCAGCATACTTTGTTCTGTCAAAGTAATCACACTTGCCTTTTTCTTTTGCAAGATTGTTGGATGCTTTCAGTAATGCATATTGAAACTTTTCTGTAAGAATATTTACCATCATGGCCGCTTCTTTATCTTGGTACTTTAATTTATTTTTTGCAAGATAGTGGGCAAGTCCTATGTAACCTATTCCCAAACTTCTTCTTGCTTTTGTACTTTTTTCTGCCGCCAACACAGGATAGTTTTGATAATCAATTATTTCATCTAATGCTCTTACTGCCAAGTCACATAAATTATCTAATTCACTTGTATCTTTTATGATACCAACATTAATGGCACTTAAGATGCATAAAGCGATTTCGCCTTGTGAATCATCTATGTGTTGTAAAGGCTGTGTAGGTAGTGTAATCTCTTGACACAGGTTGCTCATGTACACAGGGTCTTTGAATGACGAGTGTGAGTTGACATGATCGATGTTCATAATATAGATACGTCCTGTTTCTGCTCTTTCTTTCAGTAATTCTGAAAACAGATCCATTGCTTTTATTTTTGTTTTTGGCACACTAGTTGATCGTTCATACTTTTCATATAAGTTTGCAAATTCTTCATCATCGCCCGATGCCATTGCTTCATACAGTCCTGGCACATCATGTGGTGAAAATAAAGTTATATCTTTATCTTCAAGCACACGTTCATAAAATAACTTTGTAATTTGAATTGAGTAATCTAGTTTTCTTACTCTGTTATCTTCTGTGCCTTTATTATTTTTTAAGACAATAATATCTTCAATCTCTCTATGCCATATAGGAAAATGCACAGTTGCAGAACCACCACGTACTCCATTCTGTGTGCAACATCTAACAGTGGCTTCAAACTTTTTAAGGAATGGAATCACTCCTGTGTGTGCAACTTCGCCTCCACGTATGCGTGAATTTATTGCTCTAATTCTTCCTGCATTTATTCCAATGCCTGCTCGTTGTGATACATATCTGCCTATTGCCATATCAGATGCAAATATACTATCCAGTGTATCATCTGAATCAACAAGAACACATGATGCAAATTGTCTCATAGGTGTCCGTACTCCTGCCATTACTGGAGTTGGGATATTAATTTTGAATAATGATATAGCATCGTAATATTTTTTAACATAATCTAGTCTTGTTTCTTTTGGATACTTTGCAAATAATGTTGCCGCTATCATCATGTACATATATTGTGGCGTCTCAAAAACTTTTCCTGAAGATCTATCCTGTACTAGATATTTGTCTACCACCTGTCTTAGTCCTGCATAGGTAAAGTTCAAATCTCTGTCATGTTTGATATATGTGTTTAATCTTTTTAGTTCCGATGATGAATAGTCCTTAATAATAGCAGGATCATATACACCTAATTCAATATTCTTTTCAATCAATGTTGTTAAAGGGTCAACTTCAAACTTGCCGAATACATCTTTGCGTACACCCCAAAGTAAAAGTCTTGCCGCGGCATACTGATAGTTTGGAGCATCTAGTGAAATAAGATCATTTGCTGAACGTATCAGTATGTCTTGTATGTCCTGTGTAGTCATCATGTTAGTAAATTGCAAGTCTGCATTCATTTCAATCTGTGATGCAGATACTCCAGTAAGTCCAGCACAGGCTTCTTCAACCACAAAATGCATTTTATCAATGTCTAATGCTTCTGTGCGTCCGTCTCTTTTTACTATTTGTATTTCTTGTTTTTGTGTTTTTGTTTGTGGAGATATTGTTTCTGTTTTGGTAGTCATGCTATTAATTATTTCGTAATATGTTATGTTTATAATGTAGTTTAATCGTTGATCAACTAGTACTAATTATACACTTTTTAAAAATAAAAGCAATAATAGAATTTTCTTTTGTGGATAAATTACACTAGGTATTTGATATTGTAGTGCATGGTTCTGTCAGTGCCTGTGCTAGTTGTAGTAAACTGAATTACACCACCAGTTGTGACCGTAAATACAGCACCTAAAGACGTTGAGCCATTTTCAACATAGTCATCTGACACATCTGCCGACGTACCATTTGCAGATATTGTTAGTGTGCCTGTCCTTAAATTACTGCCCATGCTCATATTGTATTGTAAGATAAGAGCATTTTCTCTTGTAACATCAAAACTTATGCCTGTGTTTGTTGCTGATCCAGTGTTGTCGGCTAGTGTTACTGTTTCTTGTGCAGTGGTAAAATGAGCAACACCTCCTACGTCTGATCTATCAGTCCTAACAA